GTAGCAACACAAGGGATACCAGTATTAGACCACAAACATAGTGCATCTTTTAGTGATGAACATATGCAAATTCTGTCTCCAAATTCAGGAACTTTTGTCCATAAGCTAATGACAGAACTATCGGTACTAGTACACCATTTTCTTTTTTTATTTTTACTGAATGGCTGATAAATCTTAATACTGATATTACCTTCTTTCCTCTCTATATATGCATAAGCATATTTGTCTGCTCCAAATGTATACCTTTTACCATTCTTTATGATAAACTTGTGTGAGATTGGATAAACCTCGGCATATTTTAGCCAATCTATACTTATCCCATAGGATTCCCAATACTCTATATCATGTGGTTTCCAATCTCTGATTTTTACTTCTATCTTAGGATGTGGTTTCTTTGTAACCACAATCTGGGTGCTACCATTACTTACTCTAGTAGATGTGCATTTTGTCCCAGAGCTAGTAGTAAAATCTTTGTATACTTTTTCAAGCACTTTACCATAAGGAAGGTGCCACAGTTGAGAGAGGAGATCAAATATTCCTCCCCTCTCTCCTGTAGCAAAATCTGTATAGTGCACTTTACTTCCATCAAAACTGTAAATTCCAAATGAAGGCCTTTTATCCTCCCTTAAGGGAGAACTTATGACACAAGGAATCTCAGTTATGTTTAAATATCGTGCTGCTATATTAGCCTCATCTACTTTTTCAAGTACATCTTCAAGACTAATGGATTCTCTTCCTTGACTAAAAGACATTGTTATTTATTAAAACCAGCCTTTAGGGGCTTCGGTTGCAGCGGGCATATCCTCTATTGCAGTGGCATCCACTTCATACTCTTTAAGAGGACCAACCACAAATTCAGTAGTGGGATAAGCACCAGCATTCTTACGCTCCTTCACATCTGCATCCAGACGGCTATAATCGGAGGTGCCATAGCTAAGAACCTTCTGAGTATATGCAGTCTGATACTGCTTCCCATCATCAGTGGTACGCACTCCAAAGAGAATCTTAACCTTGTTGTTGGGCTGATAAGAGATGATTTCCTTAATCTCTTTGAAATTATTGTCAAAGAGTTTCTCCACCTCACCAAGCCTAGCCTCACAGTCTGCAGGATTATCTACCATAACCCACTTGCCATCAACATACCTCTGCACATTAGGAATGGACAGATAGATCTTGATGAAGTTGGTGAAATCCTCCTCACCATTATAGCAAGGACGATAATCAGCATCAAGGTTAGCAGGACCATTGGCATACTGAGGAATCTCGTGCTTTTCTGCCTGCTCCTTGGTCACCCAGGCAGTACGGCCATATTTATCAATCACCTGCACTTTGGTATGCTCACGATTGAAGCGATACTCCTTGCGGATAAAATAAGAGACCTTAGTAGTCATATCAATGCCACCACACTTCTCTGCTACACTCTTGACAATAAAGTCAATGCGAGCATAGGGGACTTTCTTCCCATCAACTTCCTGAGTACCAACATACTCAGGGGCTTTATCTAGCGTAGTACCATAAATCTTTTCAAGTTCTTCTTTGGTAGGATTAACTGCCACAATGGTACAGGGAGCCACACCAACATAACGCTTAACAGCTCCACCCTCAGTAGATTCCTTTCCAGCAGAAAAGGCCATAAAAGAAAAGTTTTTATTCATAATTGTTAAATGTTAGATATTAGAAACTTCTTCTGCATGAACAAGTGTTCCTTCTGCAGCAACCTCATTATTTTCCTCAGGGAGATTTCCTCCATACTGGAGGCACTGTTCCGAAGTAAAGCCTCGGGTCATAACCTTAATAGGAGTCTCCCATGCATCAATCTGATTGTTGATGTCAATCAACTCTGCTGCGAGGTCACGCATCTTTGCATTAACTTTCTCCCGCTGAGCGCAGAGCTTCTTTGTGTTCTGGGCAGTCCGCTTGACTGCAGCCATCTGAAATCTGTTAAGAACCATAATTGTTAAAAAACTAAAATAATATTGTTATTTCTGTCTGAAACTCGAATCAGACCAAAATGTTTTTCAAGACATTCTAATGTAGGAGGAATTAAAATTGAGAACGGAAAGCCTGTATTAAATAATAAATTAATAACCTCATCTGCATTAGAAACTTCTTTAATTTCACATAAATAAGTAATTAAAAGTATTAAGTCATTTAGATCTTTTGTGCCAACAAATCTATTTATAGTCTCAGCACAGGTCTGCTTATTAACCATAATACTCATTCATTGCTTTTACAACAGCTCCTAAATCATTAGGAATAAAGTCCTCAGTGAACATCTCATCAGGAGTCTTTGCTGGAATCTGTACAGTACCTTCCATAGTTGCATGAGTATAGAAACCATAAGTAGGATTTCCCTTCTCATCAAACTTAATGGCTGAGTACAGCACCATAGGAACTACCTCAATAGGATTATACTGAGAATCCAGTAACTGGCCAATGGTGCTTACCTTATAACCAACAGTGGTTTTCTCACTCTGCACATCCTCACTGTGAAGAATCATAAAGACATTAATGTCATCCCTCATCTGTTCACAAGTAGAGATAATCTGCTGGAAATGCTGAGCCAATTCAGTATACTTAGCATAGCCTGCTTCTTTAGCTCGCTTAAAATATTCCTTCCTCATAATATAAATACAATCGTCTAGGATTATATTCTTAATATGAGGCTGATTGTTGCAGGCCTGCAGAAGATTAATCATCTGCTGATAATCTTCTACCCTAAACAGGTTCTTCTTCTCAATGTTATATAGGCTACCACTCCCCTTAAAGGGAAGTTTCTTGCCTAACACATTGACAATAACAGTTTCCTCAGGATTAAGAGTCTTGATACTAGTAGACTTACCAGTACCACTCTTACCCAAAAGCATTACTACATTTGCCATTAGTTCTTTTTTACTAATTGTTTAATTTTATTTATCATATACCTAAAGAAAATCCTATTTGAATTCCCATTGAGAGAAGCCATATATCTATACACTTCTTCAAGAGCAGGCTTGTCTTCTGGAGGGGGCAATTCTTTAAATGTACAAGTAGCACCATCAAAATACAAGGCAACCAGTCCTCCCATCTCTCCATCTCTATTCACACACATCTCTAGGAATCTAATGTGGTCTTTAAACTTAGTAATATCGTAGCCCATATATTCTTTAAGACCAAATTTAAAGGGACTAAATAGTCCCATCAATACATTTACATCTCTCTGAACATATTTACTATCACTTAATCCTGCTCCACTAGGCCTGATTCTATTTAGTTTAAAGCTATCATTACTCTCATTCTCAGTAGATTGCTGCTGAATAACTATTGGAGTAAAGTTATATCTATTTCTAAGATATTTTGCTAAGTACTCACTTAATTTATCAATAGCTTCCTTCTTTGAGAGGCTTCTTTCTTGGTCTATCAAGCTAATATGGTCAATTACTACCACTCTATATTCAAAAGGGTCATTAGCTTCATATCTATCAAAGACATCCTCCTCATTAAAGCTTACAGATTTCTTATAAACTGTTCCGTTTGCCTCAGCATACTTTCTACATTCATAATATATACCAGTGGGGTTAGAGGTGGGGCTAAATGTAATACATTTCTCAAAGAAATCAATATATTGAATGTATTCTGGAGAATCAAGTTTGTCTAGCACCTCTTCAGGAACTGGGGAATCATTCTTACTACTTCTTAAGTTTGATGGGGAAATTCGTATCCTGTCTAACCTATACAGTAACCAACTTTGAAATCTGTTCATTATTTTCTCATCGGTCTCCTCCAGATTAAAATAAAAGATTTTCAATCTCATGATATCCTGATGAGTAAAAGCAAACATTATAGCTTCAAAAAGTAGATTAAGAACAAACTGAGTTTTCCCTCCCTTGGTGTAACTCGTTATGCCATAATAAGTTCCTTGTTCTAGCCCTATAAAATCATTAGAGAATCTAATAAAAGGAGAGGGAATACTATTAATGTTTCCATTAATTAGGTTCTCTCTCCTTTTTCTTAGATTATCCATAGTTCTCTCTCTAAGAGTCATCTCATTTCATTTAGCCAGTTATCATTATCCACTTCGGTATCATTTTCTAGCCAAGTTGCTAAATCAGACCCCTCTTCTCCTTTATCAGATTTTAAAATAAAATATTTCAAAATCCTCATATAAGTGTAGTCCCCATTATAGTGGGAGATATATCTTTGAGTGGCATCTAGTATTTCTTCATTTGTCCAATTTCCGTATAGCTTGAAGAATTTCTTTAACCTTTTAGTTAAATCTCTCAAATTACCTCTCCAAGGATATCCTGAACTACTGTTGCCTCTGGGATACAGTGCTCTCATTTGTATTGCTAAATTTTCACACCGTTCGTCACTTGGAATTTCCTTGTCGGAAGCTAATAGAATTTGAGTAATTCTGTCTTCAAAGTATTTACTTAATTTATATTCTCCATCAACTCCATCAACTACATATCCTTTTTCATATAAATTTTGCAGTATTTTATGATTATTGACTTTAAATTTCAAAAGCAAACTGACTAAGACTTCTTCTAGGGCTACATCAAAATTAGAACAAACAGCTTCATCAATCACTAATTTCATACTCTCTAATGTAGTTTTTATCAATACTTTCTAGAGCATTATTCAAATACTCTTCATCCCTAGTTGCCTTGAAATAAATAATATACTGCTCAGGACTATCTGCTCTAAGAGTTCTTCCAAATTTCTGAATAAATGCTCTTTCCTCACCATCAAGCTGAATAATTACACCAACTTCAATGTCTGTAAGATTCATTCCTTCTTGAAGCATACCTACTGCAAACAAGGAATTAATCTTCTTATCATTGAAATTTTGTATAATTTTCAAAGGTTCTTTCTTCTTAGAATGAACTGCATTATCCCCTCCTAGAAATTCAGCCTGTTCAATATTAGTGCAGAAGCAAATGAGTCGTTTATTTTGTATCTTCTGAAGCAATTGAAAAGCAACTGCTGTCTTTTCAAGTCCCAGAAATGCCTTTCTACGGGATCCCCACTGCAGCCATTTATTCTTTATTGCTTCATTTCTACAAGACAGGTACCTTTTCTTATAATAATTAAACTGCTCAGTGATG